TACGCACCGTTCGCCATGGCCGCGATCACCAACATCGCGGCGGGGTAGGGCGCCTTTCGCCCATCAGAGCGCGCGCCATCCCTCGCCGGGACGGCGCGCCGTTCCCCATCCCCAACCCCTTCGACATCGGAGCCGTCATGGCCGCGGGCGACCTGACCACCCTCGACAATGTAAAGGCTTGGCTGGCCCTGCCCAGCGACCCCGGCGCCAGCGACGACCTGCTGTCGCTGCTGATCACCGCGGCCTCCAGTTTCGCGACCAGCTATCTCGGCCGCGACCTGGTCCCGACCGCCTATACCGAGGTCTATGACGGAAACGGCGCGGCCTGGATGATGCTGCGCCAGGCTCCGATCACCGCGGTCCAGTCGATCTCGTTTCGCGGCCTGACCCTGACCACTCCGGGCGATCCGGTCGCGGGCACGCACGGCTTCATCTTCGACGGCCGACGCCTGTCGCTGATCGGCGAGACCTTCCCGTTCCGCAGCCTGGTCGTGGTCAACTACACCGCCGGCTTCGCGACGATGCCGGAAGCGATCGAGCAGGCCGTCATTGAACTGGTCGGCGAGGCCTTCAAACGCCGCGACCATATCAGCCAGTCCTCCAAGACCCTGGGCGGCCAGGAGACCGTGGCCTTTTCCACCGCCGACATGAACGCGACGGTGACGGCGGCCCTGAGGCCCTATCGCGCGGTCGCGCCGGTCTGATGCTTCAGGTCAGTCTTACCGGCGCAGACACGCTCGCCACTCGCCTCGAAACCTTGCCCGCCGCCGTCCAGGCCGCGGTGCGCGCCAAGGCCGCCGACCTCGCCGAACGCCTGCGCGCCCACGTGGTCGACGACAAGCTATCCGGCCAGGTGCTGCGCTCCAAAACCGGCGCGCTCGCGGCCTCGATCGGCGCCGAGGTCACCGTCGATGGTGACGCCGTCGTGGCCCGCGTCTTCTCTTCGGGCGATCTGAAATACGCCCGCATCCAGGAATATGGCGGCCAAACGCCCGCCCACGACATCATCCCCAACAAGGCCAAGGTCCTGGCCTTCATCACCGGCGGCGAAACGGTCTTCGCCCGCATCGTCCACCACCCCGGCTCGACCATCCCCGAGCGCTCCTATCTGCGCTCGAGTCTGGCCGATATGGCGGGCGTGATCGCGGGTGAGCTCAAAGCCGCAGTCTTGGGTGCGTTAGCCGCACAAGTCGGAGGGGCTGAATGACCGCTCGCGAGGACGTTTTCAACGCCCTGTTCGCCCTGACCGCCGGCCTCGCCTGGGGCTCCCCCGCCCAAACCCTGGCCTACTCCGCGCGGCGGGTGAAGCTGTGGGACGATCTGCCGGCGCAACCCGCGCTCTGCCAAGCCGAGCAGGACGAGGACGTGACCGAAGTCACCGGCCTGCCGTCCAAGACCACCTATTCGGCGAACTGGCTGATCTATCACAATGTCGGCAAGGACCCCGCGGCAACGCCCGCCACCGAGACCAACTTGATCCTGGACGCCGTCCAGGCCCTGTTCCCCTCGGGCGACCCCGATCAGGTCCAGACCCTGGGCGGCTTGGTCCACCACTGCTTCATCTCCGGCAAGGTCTTCAAGGACTCCGGCGACCTCGACGGTCAGGCGCTGATCATCGTCCCGATCAAGATCCTCGCCCCCTAAACAGGGCGCTTTCAGGCGAAGTGGGAACCGGTTCGCCGCTCGGAAAGCGCTAAACAATTCATCGTAAAGGAATTTCGCGATGCCTCAGTCCGTTTTCGGGGTCGGCTATCTGTTCGCCACCCCCTCCGGCGCCAATCCCACGCCGATGCGCTTCGGCGCTCTGCAGGACGTCTCCGTCGATTTCAGTTTCGACACCAAGGCGCTCTACGGCTCCAACCAATTCGCCCTCGAACAGGCCCGCGGCAAGGGCAAGATCGAGATCAAGGCCGCCGTCGGCCGGGTCGATCCGAACCTGTTCAACAACCTCTTCTTCGGCCTGACCACTCAGCCGGGTGAGAACCTGAACTCGGTCGACGAGACGGGCACGATCGCCAGCGGCGAGGTCACCGTGGCCAATGCGGCCAACTGGACCCAGGATCTCGGCGTCTACAATGTCGCGACGGGCCTCTACATGACCCGCGTCGCCTCGGCTCCGACAGGCAACCAATATTCCGTCGCGGCGGGCGCCTACAGCTTCAGCACAACGCTGAACGGCGACGCGGTGCGGATCAGCTATGTCTACGCGTCGACCTCGACGGGAACCAAGTTGGCCTTCACCAACCAGCCGATGGGTTCCAGCATCATTTTCTCGATGACCCTGGTCAATCAGTTCGCCGGAACCGGAGGCAAGAAATCCCTGTTCATGAACTTCCCCGCGGTCCAGGCCGGCAAGCTTTCCATGCCGCTCAAGCTGGACGATTTCACCCTGACCAGCCTGGACATAAGCGCCCAGGACGACGGGACCGGCAATGTCTTCAGCTACACGATGACGGGCTGAGGGCAGGGGACATGGCGCAGGTCACCATCGGCGGTGCGGCGATCGACGTCGCGCTGCCCAATTTCAAGGCCCTCAAGGCGGCCTGGAAATACATCGCCGCCGTTCAGGGCGAGGCCGATCCGATGGCCGGCGTCGACGCCATTCTGGGCGTCATCGCCGTCGGCGCGATCGGCGAGAGCCTGACCGTCGAGCAGTTGGAGGGACGGCTGACACCACGCGAAATGGCGGGCCTTAGGCCCTTCATGAACGCGCTGATGGTCGAAATCGGCCTGGCCGCCCCGCTGGAGGACCCCGCGTCGGGGGAAGCGCCGCCGGCGGAGGGCGCGGCGAGCCCTTCGACGGAGACTTCGACAGCCTGATCGCCGAACTGGTCGCCGCCGGTTGCGGCGGCGGAGACTGGGACCGGATCGAGACCCACTGGGACCTGCATCGCTATGGGGCCATGCAGCGGCACTGGGCGCGCCACGGCCCGCCGACCTATATCGCGGTCGCGCTCTATCTGGGCCTGAACCAGCCGCGGCCCCACGCCGCCGACCAACTAAACGATCCCGAAGACCTGGCGAACTTCCTGCGAGCCTTTCCGGGCGGGGCGGGCGCCTGACCGCCCATCCTGCAAGGAGCCCCGATGGCCGACACCGACCTGCAGGTCAAGTTCACCGCCGATACGGCCGGCGTCTCGTCCGCCGCCGTAGTGATGCAGACCACGCTCAAGGACATCGCCGCCCAGGTCCAGGCGGTGAACGCCTCGATGACGTCCATGGCCTCGGCGGCGCTGACGCCCTTCAACGCCTCGGCGGCCGGCGCGAAGGCGGCGGCCAACCAGGTCATCCAGACGATCCAGAGCCAGGTCCGCGCGCAACAAGAAGCGATCCGCGAACAGATGCTGGACGTGCAGCAGGCCGACAAGGAAGGCCTGATCTCGCACCAGCAGGCCCACAGCCAGACCCTGGCGCTGATCGCCCAGCAGCAAGCCGTCGCCATCGACGCGGCCCAGGCGATCGCCGCTGCGCGGATCAGCGCGGACCAGACGGCGCTGCAAAGCGCCACCTTGAGTTCAGCGGATTTCATTCGACTGCTGAGAGACGAGCAGGCCGCCAACGACCAGGCAAACAGGGCCATGGCCGCGGCCAATCTTAGCGCCAGCCGCCAGCGCTCCGCCGACAGTCGCCGCGAGGCGGAGCAGTACAAACAGCAATGGGACCAATCGATCGGCATGGTCACACGCGACTTCGCCCAGGGCGTCGTCCAGATGGCCGAGGGAACCAAATCCTTCAGCAAGGTCATGGCCTCCATCGGCAATCAGATCCTGACCAAGTTCGCCGAGGTGGTCGCCAAGATCGTCTCCGACTGGATATTCGCCGAGGCGACCAAGACCAGCGCGACCCAGGCCGGCTTCGTCGTCCGCTCGGCCTATGACGTCCAGGCCGCCCAGCAGACCCAGTCTACATCGTTCCTGACGGCCCAGAAGGTCGCGCTGAACAACGCCGTTCAGGCCGCCTCCGGCGCCTACGCCTCGGCCTCGACGATCCCCCTGGTCGGCTGGTTGATCGCGCCGGCCGCCGCCGCGGCGGCCTTCTCGGCGGTCGAGGCTTTTGGCGCCCTGGCCTCGGCCGCCGGCGGCTACGACATCCCCGCGGGCGTCAATCCCCTGGTCCAGGCTCACGCCAGCGAGATGATCTTGCCGGCCAGCATCGCCAATCCCCTGCGCGCCCAGTTGGCCGCGGCCAATTTCAATGGGTCATCCGCCACCAGCGATGGCGGCGCGGGCGGGGGCGATACGCACATCCACAACTGGCATCTGCACGGCGTGATGGACGGCGCGAGCCTCAGACGTGTCCTGGAATCCAATCGCGGCGACCACGCCGCCGCCATGGAAAGCCTGGTGCGCAGCCGCAACGGCAAGGGTTTCGGAGGCTAGCCGATGGCGTTCACCTATATCCCGACGTCCATGCCGGGGATCGGCGCCAACTACGCGCTCAACCCCAATCCACGCTTCAACCTCCCCTCGCCAAGCGTGGGCCTGCCGACCGGTTGGCAGAACTGGAACAACGGGGCCGGCGCCATCAACGGCGTCGACGCCGGTGGTGTTTGGAATTCAGCGATCGCCGGTGGCGCGGCGGCGGACGGTGGTATCGAGTCCCTGCTGGGCCCAACCGCGCCGGCGCCCTTTCCGGGCCTCGGCTGGTACGTGCTGGAGGCGACCGTCTACCTCTCCAGCGGCGCGCTGACCGGCGCCGGCGTGCTGGCCCAGTTCGACGACGCGGCCTATGCGACCCAGCTCGAATATGGCCTGATCGATTTCACCATCGACCTGGACTCGAGCGGCGTCGCGCCGGGCGCAGGCACGCCTGGCGCCACCTACGCCTTCAAGAAACTAGTCCAGGTCGCCAACCCAGGCTCCGTCGCCTGCATCCTCTACGCCATGTCGCATTGGGACGGGTTCGGCCATTCCATCGCCGCCGCCAACCTGCTCGACTGGTATCAATGCTCGATCCGGCCCGCGACCCTGGCCGAAATCGCCGCCGGCAATGGCCAGTACGGCCTGCCGGTTTTTCCCCTGTTGCCCGGCCAGTCCATCACGCTCGGCAAGGCGCCGCGCTGGTCGACCAAGGTCAAGCGCGCCGCCTCGGGCCGAGAGCGCCGCACCGCGCTCTGGCCCTATCCGCTCTGGCAGTTCGAGCTCAGCCACGAGGTGGTTCGCCATCGCCCGTCCAATGACGAACTCGCCGCCCTGTGGTCGTTCTTCAACACCAGCCAGGGCCAGTACCAGCCCTGGCTGTTCCTCGATCCCAGCGACTATCAGCAGGCCAGCCCGCAGGTTTTCGCCACCGGCGACGGTTCGACCGCCACGTTCCAGATCGGACGTACCTTCACCCAGGCCGAACCCGAGCCGGTCTACGCGCCGTTCGGCATGACCGTCTTCATCAACGGGACGGCGACCACGGCCTACACGATGGCCGCCAACGGCAAGATCACCTTTTCCGGCCCGCCGGCGGCCGGGGCGGTGCTCACCTGGACCGGCTGCTACTATTTCGGCTGCCGCTTCCTCGCCGACGACCTGACCTTCGAACAGCTGGTCAGCCAGCTCTGGTCCGGCAAGTCGGTGAAATTCACCAGTCTGAGGGTCTGATGCTGACTCCGATCGACGCGACCGGGCATCCCGGCGCCACCCTCGCCCTGCTGAACGGCGGCGCCGATTTCGTCATGGCCGACCTGTGGTCGATCACCCTGAACGGCGGCGCCGTGGTCCGCTGGCACGGCGCCGGCTTCAACACGCCGCTCAGCTTCAACGGGAACACCTGGACGGCGGGTCCGGCCATCGATCGCGGCAAGATCACCACCAAGCTTGGGGTCGAGGTCGCCACCTTGGACGCCACCATCACGGCCGCGCCCACCGACCTGATCAACGGCGTGCCGGTGCTGCCCTTCGTGCGCGGCAACGGCCTGGATGGCGCGACGGTCGTGCTCTACCGCGCCTATCTGCCGGCCTGGGGCCAGCCGATCACCGGCGTGACCATCGCCTTCAGCGGCCGCGTGACGTCACTCAAGAACCTGTCGCGCACCCAGTTCGAAATGACGGTCTCGGCCTGGACCGTGCTGCTCAACGTCAATATGGGTCCCGATGTCTTCCAGGCCGGCTGTCTGAACACCCTCTACGATTCCAGCTGCGCCCTGAACAAGGCGAGCTACGCCTTCAACGGCGCCGTGACCGGCGGCGGGACCACCACCGCCTGCGACACGAATATGACCCAGGCCGACGGCTTCTTCACCCAGGGCCAGCTGATCTGGCTGACCGGCGCCAACGCCGGCCTATCTCGCGCCATCGCCACCTATGCGAACGCCAGCGGCGCCATGACCTTCGCCTTCCCGCTGCCGACCGCGCCGGCGCCGGGCGACACGTTCACCGCCTATCGAGGCTGCAACCTGACCATGGCCGCCTGCACGGCGTTCGGCAACCTGATCCATTTCAGGGGCCAGCCGTTCACGCCGCCGGCGGTGACCGGTGCGGTGGGCGTGGGGGGTTAGCCAAGAGCGGGAATGGACTGGTGGCGCGCAATAGCAGAATGTGGAGTGGAACGGATACTCGTTTGTCGCGTTCTTCACCCCGCGGTCTCGACGTGGGGTTGACTTACGTCAATGTCATTGGGACTGCGTTAGCGAAGGTCTATTATCCTCCTCGGTTTGTTCAACCGGGGCATCAATCTTCGCTCCGGACGGATGCAACTCCAGGCCGAGCAAAGCCATTGCAATTCCTTCAAGGTTCGTTAAAGAAATTGTCACCGCCCACTGCGGAAGTTCCTCCGGTCCCAGCGCTTGAGCGTGCGCCGAAGGCACGGCCCAGTGGGTTGGCGACTCATCGGCGGGGGGCGCCGACGACTCTTTTGAGGTGGCGTGATGATGCGACCGCTCGTAGGACACGCCTAGCATGCCGGCCATCAAACCTAAATTGTTTGACGCGTACGGGTCCTTTCCGGATGAGGACGACCAAGCGTCTGACGTTATCGATGGTCGCACCGAGATCGAGGCCACGGGCGGCGCCTCGATCTATGGCGAATCCGTTGCGTGGGACGATGCGGTGACCGATCGCCGCAAAATCGAGGACCTGGAATTGGCCCTTACGACCGTCCGCACCGCGCGTAGGCGGTTGAGCGGCGTTGTGAGCCCATCCGAGGGTCCCCAAAGGCCGGTGACGCGTGAGGTCGAACGCGTGTTTAACGACCTACTCGCGCATGAAGCGCAGCTGGAACGAATGTTGCAGGCTCCGGTCGACCGGGAGGTCGACACCGTGGATGAACACGACGATCTGCAGAAGCATGGCTTCCTTAAGAAGCCGCCATTGCATCACGATATAAAGGCGGAGTTGCGGGCTATTTTCCTGTCGACCTTGCCTGGAATTACGATATGCGGCCTTAGCGTTATATTCGCTAGGACACTGCTCGTGACCGCGTGGCCGCTATTTGTAATAGTGTCCCTTGGGTTATTTTCTGCGTCTCTCTCTCTATTTACCCGCAGAACCCATTGACTTGGCGCGATTCACAATAGAATGCCCACGCTGACCAGGGCGATTCAATCGTTCACCCTAACGTTTGTTTTCGTTTTCTGTGCCGTTACAGGCTTCTATCCGTTTTCACATTTGACTGTTTGGGCGATTCTGGTGTCCGGCTCCTTTTGGTGGTTGGCCTCGATGTTCCCGATCTGGGGCAGGGACATGCCCGAAGCGCCGGCGATGATGAACTGCGTGGCGGCGTCGACGGCAGTTTTTGCCGGTTTGACAGCGGTCAAAGAGTCCGAGCTGGAATTGGTCCGCCAAGTCCTATCGCGACTGATGCACGCGATCTAAGGCCAGCCTTTGGTTTGGCGCTTCGGCGCGAGAGAACCTGATCAATTGCGAGACCTGAACGGCGTTGCGCTAAGCCTTCTGCTCGGGCGCTCCACCCGGATTGACTAGCCACAAATACGACTGCGCCTATTGCCGCGGAGCAGGTCGTCCAGCAGATCGTAGTCCCATGCCCCCACCCTCCGAACTCTCGGAACGCGCCCGCGTGGCCGCGGAGGCGTGCGCCTGGCTCGGCACGCCCTACCACCACCGCGCCTGCCTGAAGGGCGTTGGCGTTGATTGCGCGCAGTTGCCGATCGGGGTCTGGTCGGCTGTCGGGCTGATCCAGAAGTTCGACACCGGCGACTACCCCGCCGACTGGCACCTTCACCGCGAGGAAGAACGCTATGCCAGCTTCGTCTTGCGCTACGCCGATGAGATCGCCGCGGCCGACGGCCAAGCCGGCGATCTGATCCTGTTCAAGTTCGGCCGCGCGTTCAGCCACGGCGCGATCCTGATCGCGCCCGGCGTGGTGGTCCACGCGGTGCGCAAGGACGGCTGCGTGACCCTGGGCGACCTGGACCGCGACGTCGATCTGCTGGACCGGCCTCGGCGGTATTTCAGTTTCTGGGCCCATCAAGAAAGGAGGCGGCGCCATGGCCGGTAGATCCGCATCCAGCACCATCACCCGCTATGCCGGGATCCAGGTCCAGACCTCCGCCCTCGGCCTCAATGTCCCCGTCGGTTGGGGCACGTTCCGCTGCAAGTGCAACCTGGTCGACTATCTGGACTTCAAGTCCAAGTCCCAGACGGCCGCGGCGTCCAAGGGCGGCACGACCACCGGCTATTCCTATTCGGCGACCGTGATCCTGGCCCTCTGCGAAGGCCCGATCGACAGCGTCTCGACCATCTATGTCGACGGCAAGGTCTATACCAACGCCGCCAAGACCGCCCTGGCCCAGGCCAATTTGAACCTGAACACCGGCGCGATCGGCCAGCCTGTCTGGTCGTACCTGACCTCCAACCACGCCGCCCACGCCATAGGCTACAGCGGCTTGACCATCGCCTACCAGTCCAACTACGCGCTGGATTCCGGCGCCCAGACGCCCAACCACAGTTTCGAGGTGGTGCGCACGGCCAGCTTCGGCGTCGCCGGCACGCCGGACGCGGATCCCTCGCTGGTGGTCACGGACTTCTTCACCAACGTCCGTTACGGCGTCCCATCCTGGGCGAGCGGCCTGCTGGGCGACCTGACCCAGTACCAGGACTACTGCCTGGCCGCGGGCCTGCTGGTCTCGCCGGTGATCGACAGCCAGCGCAGCGCCTCGGACTTTTTGACCGAGCTGCTCAAGGCCACCAACTCGACCTGCGTCTGGTCCGAGGGCCTGCTGAAATTCCTTCCCTATGGCGACACCGCGCTCACGGGGAACGGCAGAACCTATGCGCCGAACAACACGCCGGTCTATTCGTTGAACGACGACGACTATATCCCGCAGGCGGCCGGCGACGACCCGCTGACCATCGACATCGAGGACCAGTCCGACGCCTATAACGTGGTCCAGTTGGAATATCTGGACCGGACCAACGAATACAACATGGCCATCGCCCTGGCGTCCGATGCGGCCAACGTGGCTCAGTATGGCATGAGGCGGAAGGATCCGGACACCGTCCACTGCATCGCAACCCCCACCGTCGCGGCCCTGTCGGCCCAGCTCTTTCTTCAGCGCACGCTCTATATCCGCTCGCAATTCAAGTTCACCCTGGGCTGGCAGTTCGCGCTGCTGGAGCCCGGCGACATCCTGGAGCTGACCGACACCGCCCTGGGCCTGAACGCCTGTCCCGTGCGGATCGTCCAGATCGACGATGACGAGGACGCCTGCCGCGCCATCATCGCCGAGGACTTCCCCGTCGGGGTCAGCCACGCGCCGCTCTACACCATGCAAACCGGCGCGGCGGTCTCGCGCGACACCAATATCGATCCCGGCGGGGTCGAGGCGAACCTGCTGCTTTGGAGCGGCGACATCTCGCAATCCTCCGCCTGGGGGTTGTCGGACGCGACGATAAGCAGCGGGACCCAGAGCGATCAGTATGGATTCTCCACCGCCCACGCGATCATCCCAACATCTGGCCTAAACGGCGCGCACCAGGTCATCCAGGCCGTGTCGAGCAGCTATCTGTTCGCTGGCGTGAGCTATACCTTCGGCGCGTGCCTGCAGGCCGGCGCGCACCACATCGCCGAATTGCGCTGCGGCGACGGCGACGGCGACGGCTGGAATGTGGTCTTCGACCTTTCGGCCGGCGTGGTGCTGAACGTCTACGAGACTTCCGGAACCTATCCGGGCAATGTCACGCTGATCGGTTACGGCGTCGAGCCGACGCTGGTTTCGGGCATCTGGCAGTGTTTCATCACAGTGCAGGCGACGGCGCTCCCGGCCGGACTGCTCAACTGGTTCGTCTACGCTGACGACGACAGCGCCGACAACACCTGGACCGGCGACGGCTCGAACGCGATCTGGGTCAGCCAGGCGCAGCTCCGGCAGGGCGTCGCCCTCGGAGTCTACGCGGCAACGACCACCACGCCGGCCGCCCCAATCGTCTTCAACCCGCCCGCTGCGCTCAACGATGGCGGATCGACCATGTTCGCCGCCGTCGCGGGCGGCCCGAACTGGGGCGGCTGCAACGTCTGGATCAGCATCGACGGGACCGACTTCAACGAGATCGGCACGATCACCAGCCCCGCGCGCTACGGATTGCTCACCGCATCGTTTCCCCCCCACGCGGACCCGGACACCGCCGACACGCTGTCGGTCGATCTCGGCTGGTCCGGGGGCGCCTTGGCGGGGGCTTCGCAGGCCTCCGTCGACAATGGCGCGACCACCAGCTGAATCGGCGGCGAGCTGGTCGGCTACGAAACCGCGACCCTGACCAACCCAAGCCGCTACAATCTCGGGACCTATATCCGGCGCGGATTCCAGAACACGCCGATCTCGACCCACAATGTCGGCGACGCCTTCGTTCGCCTGGATGATGCGATCTTCGACTTCCCCTATCTGGACATCAATTCCGGCGAGACCGTCTATCTGAAGTTCCAAAGCTTCAACCTCTACGGCCAGGCGCTTCAATCCCTGGCGGACTGCATCACCTATTCGGCCGTTCCGAACCCCGTCGCGGCGAATGCGCCCAATCCCGCGTCATGGACGGCGGCCGGCGCGACGCTTTCATCCGGCGGGGTCGTTGTTCCTGTCTTGGAGATCACCGCGGTCAGCCCGAGTGGCGCGGTGGCAGACAACCCGTCCGCGACCGCGATCCAGACGTTCACCCGCGTGCATGGCGCGACGCCGTGGGTGTCGGGAGGCGCATTCGCCGACAGCTCGACCACGATGTACCTGCCGGCGATCGTCTCCGGCCAATCCTACGACGTCGGCATCGCCTATATCGTGGGCGGCGTCCAGACCGGAATCACCCAGATCGGGACCGACATCTTGATCGCCGCGGCCGTGGCGCCGAGCGTCGTGAACCAGGGCGCCTTGGCCACATCTTCGCTGTCGCCGTCAGAGGTCGCCAACGCGAATGTTCCGGCGGTCGGCGTCAACCGGGTTCCGCTGTCGCTGTTCGAACTGGGCGCGAGCGTCGACTGGGCGGCCGGCGCGACCGGGATGACTGGCTTTGCCGAGCAGGTCGTTCAGGTGTCGGGCTACAGCACATTCGAAGCGACGGCGACGGCCACCGCGTCAGGCCAATACCTCTACATCAATTCTTCGTTTTTCCCGGTGACGGGCGGCGAGCAGCTCGCGATCAAAGGGCTGATCGGGACGACCAATGGCGTCGGCGTCGCCCTCGTTATCTACTGGTACGACGGTACCGGCGCGCAAATCTTGGGCGTCGGCGTGGCGAGCACGACGCTGGGTTTCGCACAGCTCGTCCAGGGCATGGAGACGGCGCCATCGAACGCCCGCACCGCTCTGCTCCAATGCGCCGTCGCGAGCACGGGCGCGGGGTCCTACGGAATATCGCTCGCCCAGCCGTTCGTCTCCGGCGCCGCGCCCGGCCAGACGGCCTTTCCGACGTTTACGCCGGGCCCCAACGCCCAATCTGGCGCCACCAAGAACGTCACCACATATGCCGGAACGGCCCCCTCGACCCCCGCGCCGACCAACGGCGACATCTGGGTCGACACAGCGGTCAACCCGAACACCATCAATCTCTACCAGAGCGGATCGTGGACGCCGGTCGGGACCTATACGCTGAACACCAACCAGCTGACCGACGGCGCTGGCCTGGGCCTGACGGCGCAGTGGACCAACATCGTCGGGCAGGCGAACGCCCCGGCCAACAACGCCACCAAGAATGTTACGACCTACGGCGCGAGCGCGCCCAGCGGCGGTTCGAACGGCGACATCTGGGTCTATACCGGCGTCACGCCGAACGTGACCTATCTGAACGTCTCTGGAACCTGGGAGGTCGCGGCCAACCACGTCACCTCGACCAGCGACATCACCGATGGCGCGGGGCTCGGAAACACCGCGATCTGGACCAGCGTCAGCTCTCGCCCCGTCAACCTCGCTGGTCTGACCGGGACCGAGGCGATCAACAACGCGACGCTCCAGGCCGCGCTGACCGCCGGATCGCCGACCGTTATCCCAACGCAAGCGGGCTCGATCACCAGCCAGGCCGCCGCCGCCACGGACAGCACGATCCAGCCCGGCGCGACCAACAATCAGGTCTTTGGTCCAACCGGAACCAACCCGCTGAGCACCAACCCGTCGCTGGGCGACAACGCGATCTGGATCAACAATTCGCTGCCGATCCCCGGCTACGCCGATGCGACCTTCATTCTGAAGGGCGGCGTTTGGCAATGTATCAGCGGCGTCATCCCGGCCGGCGTGGTGCTGTGCGACACCGCCGCCGGCGGCTCCAGTCCGTTCGTGCTTCCGCTGAACGCGCGCGCTGAGTTCACGATCACCGCCAGGGGCGGCGACGGGGGCGGCGACACCCATACCGACGTCCAGGGCGCGTCGGGCGGCATCGTGGTTTGGCAAGGCAGCGGAACGCCTGGCTCCACGTCGATCACCTTTGCGGCGGGCGCGGCAGGATCGAGCATCAACATCGGCGGCGGCTCGGAAAGCAACGGAACGCAGACAACCGCGTCCTGTTCGTCGCCGTCATTCAGCCTGAACGCGGGCGGCGGCGAGGCGGCCAACGCCGGCAATGTCGGGGGCGCGGCGAGCGGCGGCAACGTGTCGAACACGGCCGGATCGTCGTCGGCGGCCGGCGATCCGGCGCGCGCCGGGCAAGTGCAAATCGTTTCGAACTGAGCCGCCGGCTCCCGCTTGACCTGATCCAAGGAGAACCCGATGAAGACACTCCCGTCCATCCTGGGCGCGCTGGCGCTTGTCTGCGCCACGGACGCCAACGCCCAAGTCGGCCCCACCGTGGGCAGCTACCGTCTCCCCGGCGGCTCGACCAACATCCCCGCCGCGGGGGTCCAGGCGATCCCGCCCGCCAACCTGGCGCCGTTCCAGGCCAGCGTGACCACCACGCCGACGCCGCTGGCCGTGGCGCGGACCCAGCGCCAGTTCGTGACCGTGATCAACAGCGGAACGACCCCGATCTATCTGGGCGGCGCGAGCGTCACCGCCGCCACCGGCGTGATGCTGCCCGGCGTCGCCGGCGCCTCGATCACCATCGCCTTCACCGGCGACCTCTACGCCGTGACCGCCAGCGGAACCCAGGCGGTCACCGGATACGAGGTGTACTGATGCGACGGCCGATCGCCCTCCTGGCCGCCGCCGCGCTGACTCAACTCGGCGCCGGCGCACAAGCAGCGTCCGTACCCGCCGCGGACCACAAATTCGCCCCCGCCTCGAACCACCGCCCCGAACTCGCCGCCCAAGCCCAATCCCCCGGCGCCCCCTTCATCGGAATAGCGAGCCAACCGACGATCTACGTGCCGGGGGTCAGCGCTCCATCTTATGCGCCACCGCCAATCTTCGCCAATCTAGCGATGGTTTATGGCGATAGCCGCGCGGCCAACGCCGGCGATGCGATCTACTCCTCTCCAGCGTTCAGCACGGAATATGCTTTCGCGAACACATGGGCGGCCGAGCTTCCGTGGCAAACCAACAATGCAATCTTGTTCAGCTCGACCTACAACTACGGTGTAGGCGCACAGACCAGCGCCGGCATCTATTCTCGTCTTCAGGCGACAGGCATCGATTGTAACAACGCGACTATCAGCTCGGGCGTCTGTTTCACAGGGCAGCATACGACCACGTCAGGGGCGACCTCGACCACGGGCATGACTGTGGCGAATGGAACCGGGATCACCGTCGGCGAGTATGTCTTCGCAAGTCCGCAAGGGAGCCCGTCCTATCTCGGCCCACAGGTTACCGTCGCTGCCGTCAGCGGAACCTTGGTGACCTTGAGCGCCGCGCCGCTCAACACGATCCCCAGCGGAACGGCGATCACGTTCTCGCCAACCGTGCATACAAACAACTTCTGGAATGGCCTGGATGCCACGTTAACTGGCTGGTCACTGACCGATCCGAATTTCAACTCGGCCAACGTCGGCTCCTATTCGGCGTTTAGCGACCCGGCCAAGCTGGTCTTTTTCATGACCGGGACGAACGACGCCAACCTGCCGACGCTCCAGGCGCTGAGGAACCAAGCGGCAATCTTCGACACACTTGGGCCGGCGGGTGCCAATAAGGTGGTGATCGCTGGAAACGAGATCCCACGTGGCTTGGCGACGGCGATATTGGAGAAGCACAGCGTCCCCGCTTCGACGCCCTTCACCATCACTTCAACAAACGCATCGGGTTTCTATAGTGACATCGGTGTCTACTATGCACCGAATAATAGCGCCAACGCGCTCGGGGCAAGCGACGGGATCAGGTTGACGTCGGTCAACTATCCTTGCACTCCGTCGACGGGCCAATACTGCGTAAATCTAGCGACGGGCGTCTATTCGTTCGCGTCCGGCGACGCGAGCGCCCAAGTGGTGTTGCAATATCGTTGGACCAGCAACTCCGGCGGCTCATACCTCACTGATATTCACGATTGGCTGGACAGTGCGAGCTGCGGCGGATCGTTCACCGCGCCGATCTCTGGTCACACGTTTTCGATCAGCGGGGCGCAATGCAATCGTCCTTGGTTGACCGTGGTTGATACCTGGGATCAGATTTACGACACCGCTACGGGCACCAATTATCTTCCAATCCCGTTTTTCTCGATCGACGGTCTGCATCCAATACCTTACGCCGGGGCGCTGATCGCCAAGGCGATGGCGGTTCCGGCCGCACCGTTGGTGGGGACTTCGCCGGCGTTAGCGCTCCCTACCGTGAACAACTCTCTATTTGGCGGGAATACGTCCAGCGCAACCACATCGCACACTTATGACGCGACGCAGTGCCCGAGCATCACCGGGACTACGGTCAACTACTGGATGACTGCGCTTAGCCCGACCGCAACATCAAGCAACACTGGGACACTATCGGGACTCGGCTATCCGCCGATCTATTCGGCCGGAATGAAGATCTACGCGCCGTCGTCGCATGTGCCTGCGGGTTCGATTGCCGACTGCATCGATCTGACCAACAACCAGCTTCACCTAGTTGCGCCTGGGGCGGTGACTGGGACCAACGCCAACACGGTCGGCCAGCAGGATACAAACAGCATCGCCGCCAACGCGGTGTTCTCTCACCTACTTTACACGACACCAACCGTGGCGAGTTGCAATGGCCATTGCGGAACGCCTTCAACCGGATACCCGGTCGCGGGGCTGGCTGTCCCGACCAACTGGACGTTCGGCCTCGCGGCGGCTCAGACGACCGACCTTAATAGTGGCGTCTTGGGCGTTCTCTTTGGAGTCGAGACCAATCCCTTGGGCGACGGCTATGACGATTTCATCGTTCAGGTTCAGGGTGTGGCCGCGTCCGGCGGATTGGCGATAAACCTCACGTCGTCCACCATCGCGGCGATGACAACCAGCTTGATTACTGCCGGCGATCAGCATCGTGCGTCATGCAAGGTTCAGATTAGCGCTGGGCCGAATGGGCACCTTTGGGGGGTCTACTGGCCCGCGATCAGCGCCATCGACACTGTTGGGTCCGGAAATTATGAGCCTCCGGGCTCCCTCGGTAGCACATATACTAATTGGGGGGCGCAGGCGGGCGGCGGCGGAACGGGCATCGAGATGACCGACAAGGACCTTTCGAATGGTAACGGAACAACAATCACGGTTCAGATGATCACTCCACCGACAAATACGACGGGCATGACGGCACCTGGCGCGACCCAGAAAATATTCGTTGGTTCCGATAGCGGAGTTCCGGTGTCTGCTACCTTCCGCTTCTCCCGTTGCACAGACGAAAAGGTTTCCAACTAAGCTGCTTTGGGCTTCCACGGAGACAGCGCGGCGATCACCTGCTCGATCTTCGGCAGATACTTTCGCGACCGCAGCGCCGGTTTCTCGATCAAGTGCCAGGAGAAGCCAGCAAAAACGCTGCCGAGCACGAACGCCACGGGAAAGACGATGTACCAGTGACGGCCACTGGGAACGAGGAAGACGAAGGCCTGCTGGATCACGTAGTGGTAGATGTAGAGGCCGTAGCTATAGTCCGCGCCCTTGAGAACGCCGACCTTTTGCGGGTTTAGCAGCCCCAGATAAATTGTGGTGTATGCGGCCGGGAAACCGAGCAGATAGTCGCCACCCGGCAGCAGGAACAGGGCGATCATCACGGCTGTGCTGACAAGGCAAAGGCGACCGCTCCAAGGCAACCGGTCCCGGTAGAGATAGATCGAGACCGCCGACAGGAATGCCATCAGCAGGGCGGGTGGTGCCACCCCATTCTCCTGGTCCATGTGGCCGTGATGGATGAAGACCTCGAATGCGAACAGGATGATCGTACCCAAGGCAGTGGCCGCCAGGAACAGCGCTCGGACTCTGACGACCCGTAGCAGGGCAGCCCCGGTTAGGGCGGCGTAGCACCACAGCTCCCAAGGGACCGTCCAAAGCTGTCCGTTGACCCGGTCGGCAATTGGGTTGGTCAGAAACATGCCTGGAAGCCGGTAATGTATCCAGCCCACGATGTTACAGAGATATTTGAAGAAGAGTGGGTTGGTAAAGTAGTCGCGAATTGGGACCGTCGTCAGCAATGGACCAAGGATGATGGCGCTAAGCAACGTTTCGACCGCCAGGGCCGGGACGATCCGGATCGCCCGTAGACCGACGAAGGTCGAGACGCTGTTGCGAAACAGACTGCCCGCGACGAGGAAGCCGCTCAGTGCGAAGAACATCGGGACGATCACAGCGACGATCGGCCGGTACGGAGACGACAGGAACCCGTAGGCCAAGCCGTTGCCGTAGGACGTAGTGAAGGAGTGCCAAAACACTACGGCGGTGGCCAGGATGATTCTCAGATAGTCGAAGCCTGTAGCCCGCCCGCCTGTCGCGGTCATTCTGTCGTCAATCGTCATACTGAAACTCGCCTCGGCTACCGCATTTTGATTTCGCAACGACGGCGGACCGGGCTCGGCGTTCCGACAAACGTCCTCGTCACCGCAACCACTCAATCCCTCCGGGTCTGCCTGACCATCTCTGGCACGACCGACCGGCGCAAAGCAATTCACACGCCACTATCCCTCGGAGTCCTCATGACCGACATTCCGCCCGATCCGGCGCCCGGCGCCGTGCCTATCGCCGCGCCCAACGTCATCGCGAACGCTCGTGGCGCCTCCAGCATCCTCGCGCCCTACGCCTTGGCGCTCGCCTGCCTCGCCGCCGTGGTCTTCGACCCGAATCTGCAAAGCTCGGCGGACACGGTCCTGAAGCTGGTCCTGGGTGCGGCCCTCATGGCCATCAACCCCGGCGCAAAGTCGGGGGCGCCGCGATGAGCTTCGCCGCCTGCCTGCCGATCGTCCTGGCGTCCGAGGGCGGCTATACGCTCGACCAGGGCGGCCCGACCAATCTGGGCGTGACGATCCCGATCCTCAGCGCCTTTCTGCGCCGCCCGGCGACGATCGCCGACGTCAAGGCGCTGACGCCGGCCAGCGTCGCGCCCCTCTACCAGACGCTGTTCTACAACGCCGCCCACTGCAATCTGTGCCCGGCCGGTCTGGACCTGATGGTGTTCGACGAAGCCGTCAACCAAGGCCAGGGCCACGCGATCCGGCGCCTGCAACGGGCGTTGGGCCTGCCGGCCGACGGTGATTTCGGCCCCGCGACGCTGGCCGCCCTCAAGGCCTGCGATCCGGTCAAGACCATCGGCGCGATCCACGACGACAACGCCGCCTACTATCGCAGCCTCGACCAAACCGACCCGCAAGACCAGCGCGGCTGGCGCGCCAGGAACGATCGCACCCGCGACCTGGCCCTGGCCATGGCGGCGGCGCGCTAAGCGCAGACGTACTCGCTCCGGCGGATCGCTGATCCGGCCGCGTTTCTTCCACCCTCAATTTCAACCGGCCCTGACGGCCAAGGAGACGAAGCCATGTCGATCCTATCCCAACTTATCCAAGGCAAGATCACCCTGGCCCAGGCCGCTCAGGACGCGGAGTCCTGGCTCGGCCAGACCGAGGCCAGCATCGAAAAATCCATCGCCGGCGATCCGGCGGTGCAGTCGGCGGTCAATAACGTCATCGCCGACGGCAAGGCGGCCATCACGGTCGGCGCGGACTGGGCCGGCACGGCGATCTCCGGCGGCCTTTCCGAATTCGCGGACGAGGTGGCCGGCCTGGTGACCAAATATACCCCAGACCTGATCGGCCCGGCC